GTGCTTCTGCATTATCCCCCAGTTTTGCTTGCTCTGCTTCTAAATTAGGTTGACTTGCTCCAATTGCCTGAGAATACATCTCAATGCCTTTCTGGAACTCATCCTGACTGTATCCGTTTTCAAAAGAGTGTTCTGACCACCATTGCAATAGCTCACTATTTACAGCTTCGCCCTCATCAACAAATTCTGGCAGCTGATAATCACCAGCAGATTCTGGTCGATCCGCAAACGCTTCACTTTGTATTTCTTCGATTAGCTTATTGCGAATGTCTTCTTCTTTTGTTCCGAGCTTTGATTGCAGCTCGCTGTAAGACTTCGCTAAATCTTCTGGATTGTTAAACTTTTCAGGCAACCACTCTGGTCGCGCTGGAGCCTCTGCTTGATTTAAGTCTGCTTCAGTTACAAAATCACGACCATCTTCTGCCGCTACTTCTACTGCATTCTCATCACTCATTTCTTACTCCTATGTGCATGTGCAATGCGTTGCTCAAGAAGGCCAACGATGTATCGCTGACCCTCGATATGACGCAACTCTTCCGTAGTCACATTAGGCCCATTTACCATTTCAATAGTAATGGAACGCAAATAACGTAGAACTTCTTTACCAGTTGGCGCACTGAATACTTCTGCGACATTCTGACTAATCTGTTTATCTTTGTCAGTTTCTCGCTGGATTCCGTCTAATCCAATATTAACCTTGTTGACCACTCGGTATCATTCCCTGTTGCTGCGCCATTTGCTGCGCTAATGCAGCTATTTGTTTACGCTGTTCTTCGTCACGAATCAAGCTCTCTGGTACACCAAACTTTTTCGCAAGGTGAACAGCGGTCTGTTCGCTATCGATAAGAACCTGCAACATCTCAGGGCCAAACACCCCACCAACCAATTCAAGGAAGCGAGCTACACTGGAAATATCTTGGTTTGCTTGTGCTTGAGCTAGGGGAGATACAGAGCGAACTTTGATCTCTCGCCCATTAACAGTTGGCACATCAATGCGCCCCTGTTTCTTCAATATATATATTACGCGCTGAAGAACAGGTTGGATCAATTCTGCTTGCAATCTTCCGAATGCAGAACCCATGCGGCGTGATAAGTCAGCCATACGCTCTGCAACTTCTGTTGCTGTAGCTGGCGTTTTATCAGGATCACCAAGCATATCATTGAACAATGCACGTTTAATATTCAAACGCTGATCGCCTAGAACAAGTTGCGCAACATCGAACCGACCCGCAGCATTGATAGGCTGCAATCCAGCACTGCCCATTGCTTTCGGAATGATTGAGCCTGGGACAAGATTGATTGTATCGGGGTTAATTACACCATCATCTTCCATTTGATAGATACCAGAGATAGCCATTTGTGCGTTCTCAAGGATCATCTCAATAGTGAGGTTGGTTGTTTTGATGGCAGATAGGGCAGAGATAAGAGGCCCACGACCATAAATTTCACCAGCACACTTAGACCAGCGGAAGCAAACAAAGGGATTCGACCCCACACCTGTTAGCTCTTTTGAGTGTAGCAGCGTGTTTGTTGTCATGCAGATGGCATAGTGATAGTAAGATTCTTGGTTTTTCTTAGAGTAATCTCGACAAACAACTTCAAGAACTGTTGTCTTACGATCCTGCCCCATTTGAGCTTGAACCTTCTGATCGAACTGCCCTTTAGGATACATAATAGGCAAATGATCAAACTCTACGTTCTTTCGCTCACGATAAACGTGGTCAATTCTATCGTCGGGGCCAGTGTCGAGTACGACATGGGGGAGCGGGATTGCTGAGAATATTACTGGGTTAAGTGCGTCTCCCTCTTCGACACACAAGACACCAGTCCCGACAGCCAAGTCCATGAAAGATTCATGCACCTCTTGGCTAAAGTTTGAGTTCTGAAGTACCTCGAATACATACTCAGTTACTTCATCTAACTCATTATCAATCTTTTCTCGCTGATCTGGGGGAACTTCGCTACCAGAAACAAAGTCTGCCCATCGAGTAAAGTTAGGAACCAGTCCTGATTGCAGTCTGCTTGCAAACTCTTGCACACCCACAACGGCAGTTTCGTCAAAGATTTTCTCATCCCGACGCTGACCAGCTTCCTCAAAATAAAACGACTCGCGTTGAGGAAGCGAATACTCATAACATTCCTCAAACAACGGAACCCAGTTTTCTCGGAAAGCCTTAGCCTTCTGGTACTTCTGGATGTACTTCTTAGCAATCATTAGCGATCAAACCTACCTAAGAATCCAGAACCGCCAGAGCGGAACAATGAACGACGACCAGCACCACCGCGCATACCTTTACGCTGAGTTCGACCTTCTAATGCTTCAGAAATATCCTCACGCTTTTTCTCAGCCTTCTTCTCGGCCTCTTCACGACGAGCAATGTCTGACTCGACGCGCTGTTCTGCAGCTTGCCTGTTAGCTTGCTCTTGCTGGGCGCCACCGCCACCACCACCGAAACACATAGTCTATCTCCTTTTTTCCATTCGTATGCATAGAAGAAAGATTAATTCAATGCACAAAACTAAATTCGCGACCAAAGGCTAGGCTTTCTGCGCTGATTAGGATTCTTTCTAAACACATCAAAGTCACGTTTTGCAACTACTGGCTGCGCTGGTTTCTGGCTATTCATCAAAGCGCGACCTTCACCAGCACCCAAGAATAAATACTGAGCTGCATCGTGAACGTGCGAGAACATATTCTTATCAGGCTTGTCAGCGTATCTCTCCCCGCTAACCTCCATCCGCTTGTACTGATACCCACCCTCAAAACCTTTGATAAGCTGTGGGCATCTACGGTCAATTAAAAGTGCTGGCTTCCCTTCGATCATCTTCGTCAACTGGGAAGAGACAGCCTCGAGGCGAAGGTCAACAGAGTTGGAAGGCGCGGGAAACGCCCTCAAGCCAGCACCGCGCAGAATGTGAAAGGGAGTAGATTCATCAGTCTGCGCTCTAAAGTCACCAGCGGGATCACCGTAAATAATCACCTCGCCAGCAGCAGAGAAACGAGTCGCCAGTTCAGTCCTAAGAACCTCGGCAAATCGCACAATACCCATATCAATTGCAACAATTTCAGATTGAATTAACCACCTGCCTCGAACCTTCTGTCCAAGAACAGCAGCAGGAGTCAAGCCAAAGTCAACACCGACATACACTGGAACACCCGCAGCAACAGGAATCTCTTCTTTAGCAATGTGAACTTCTGGAGCAAACATAGGATACACTGGCTTTCCGTCCTGAATATGACCAAGTCTATTCATAACATAGACATCAATCCAACTCTTTGTCTTACCGCGAATAAGATTCGGATAATAAGACTTCATCATGTGCTTTTGATTCTCAGCCTCTTTGTTTGGCGTATAATCTTCTAGCTCACCATCTTGATTCTTAACTTCACTCATACCCGCAGGTTGTGTAAAGAACTCCCAGTTATCTGGCTTCACCAACATCTTTGCCTGCTCACGCGGAATATGGTCAGGAATTGGAACCTCTCCTGACATAATAGGCCACCAATGATCTTCTTCAGGCGCGTTCGTATCCGCAATTACACCAGTCCAACTAGGGCCGCCATCTCTCATGCTAGGGAAACGACCAACACGCATGGTACATGCATCAATAATAGACTTAGGGATCTCCCTAGCCTCATTAATCCAGATACCAGTTAGTTCGAGCGAAAGAAGTTTCTTAACGTCTTCAGGTCTATCTAATGCTAAGAAGATAACTTCGAGATCAATGTCGCCCTTCTTGATGTGGTGGGTGTAGGGGACTGACCATGTGAACTTTCCCCAGTCTGTTTCTGGGAACCAGTCAAGCCATGTTTTAATTGTTGTAGTTCGTAACTGTGGGTTTGTGTTCCGTATAATAGCCCATCGAGACTTTCGGATTCCGTCTGGACCTTTCTTTTGTTCCAACGCCCTACGAAAAACTTCGACACAACACCCAACACTTTTACCACTCCCAACTGGCCCACGAATCCCACGAAAGAATGTTTTATCTTTCATAAATGCCTTTAGCACTTCACCATCAGGCTTGTACTTAAACGTGGTCATCGCAACCCTTTGTCTACCAATACCTTCATAGATTTCTCTACAACTTCTGGCCCATACCACTCAATGATCTGGTCAACCATTGCATTCGTAACAAAAGAAGCACCATGCTTTTCATCGAAATACTGAAAGTGAATCTTCTTCACTGCACTTCGAAGAGCCGCTAAGTCTTCCTGCTTCAATGTGTTTACAAAACTCATTCTTCTATAATCGTGCTTTTACGCGCATTACGCTTTTGCGCAGGGGTCTTTTTCTTTTCTTCAGTGTACTCTAAACGACGAGAATCTGAAGTGCGGGTCTTCCCACTGTACGTTGTCCCAGCAATCTCATGCGTAGGCCCATCATACAACTCACCATCACTTGCAAACTTCCACGGCATATCTATCTCCCTATGTTCGATACTTTCTAACTTTTCGCGCAACAGCTTTAGGCTGGGGAACAAACTGCTCACCCTTGGCCTTACCCTCACGCTTTGCCTTTGTTGTAGCTGCATACTCCTCCGAAGAAAGAGCCTTAATTGCATCCTCTGGCAAATACCGCTCACCAGTCTCACTAGACTTCTTCCCACTTTTAGTGCGCCACTTC